GTGAGACTGACGGGAAAGTACCGCTACCTGACCTTCGAGGACAGGAAGAAGATCGAGGCGTGGCATCTGCTCGGAGATCGGCCGGTCGATATTGCGGCCCGCCTGAGCGTCCACCACACCACGATCTACAAGGAGCTCCAGCGAGGCGCGACCGGCGCGCTGGACGCCAACCAGCGCGAAGGGTACAGCGCAGAGCTCGCCGAGAGGCGGCTGCGTGAGAGCTTCAAGCGCAGAGGTAAACGAGCACCGGCCGCACAGTAGCCAAGAACACCCGGCAGCGCCGGGCCGAAGAAAGGAGAGCCCAACATGAAAACGATCACACGACCCCGACGCTGAAAATGGACGAGCTGCGCACCCCCTCCGCGCTGCTCTCTGAAGCGATCCGGCGGTCGTGTTTCTGCTTTTCAGGGACTCGACACCACTAAGATCCCCGGCTCTGGCCGGGCCAAGAAGAAAGGAGACCACCATGACACACAACCCCAATGTGTACGGCTATGTAAACGGGAAACCCGTCTTTTCCCGCGACGAGTTCATCTTTGAACACCGCAAGCGCGGCCCTATTGAGGACGACGCCGAGCTCATAGCCTTCGCCGAAAAAGCAACGAGCGGCTGGCATAACGCCGGCTGGAGCCATAGCTTTATCAGCTTATACCTCAGCGACTACGCGCTGAGCGAACCCTTTGCAAGCCTGACGCTAAGCGAGTTCGGACGCCTGAAGGAGCTCCAGCAAGAAGCGCGCGAAGCCGCCAAAGCTGCGGACGACGCTCGGTGCTGGCGGCTCAAGGAGACGATCAACTGGGCCGACAACAGCGTCGAGGAAATCTACGAGGACAAAGACGGTAACACCAAGCACGTCACGGTCGTCGGCCCGCACGGCGACGCCTGCTGAGGAGGCGCGGAACATGAACACCAAAGCCATCCGGCAACTCGCCGACGTCACGCTGGACAAGTACCGCAGCTCGATCCCTCGCAAAGCCTTCGAGGAGTTCGTGAAGGACATCATCACCGGCGAGAACCGCGCGACCGCCTTCAGATACGAGGCGAGCCCCATCTGCCGGGCCTCGTTCCCGTCCACGCTGGACGAGGACGGCGCCCGCTGCACCGTGGAGGTCACGGTCTACCGGCTGAACGCCGTGGCCGTCACCGCCTTCCTGCTGGATGGGCCCGAGACGCTGCTGCGGCACATCGGGCTCGACGAGCGGGACACCTACACCACCAAGCACGAGATCGACGACCTCGTCACCGTCGTGCACATCACCAGAGAGGAGGCAACAGCATGGCAGCACTGAGAGACATCGCCCGAGACTTCGCCACGGAGATCCGCGACGGCATCGGCTGGACAATCGTGTACCGCACCGGCCGCTCGTGGAACGCTCTGACGATCTGGAGCGACATCTGGAACGGCGAGTGGGAGACTGACGACCTCAACGACGCCATCGGGATCCTGAAGGCAGACCCGGACGCCGTCATCGTCAACGGCTACTACTGCGGCCACTTCGGTGAGGACATGACCATCGACGAGATCGCCGCCGGGATCCGCTGGCACTACGAAGGCGGCCGCAACCGCCTCGCGGACTATTGCGAAGTCACGCAAGGCCGGGACGCCCTCGAGGAGGGCCGCAAGGCTGCCGAAGCTGCCGGCCTCCCGTTCTGTGAGCGTCTGGCCGACGGAGGTGACAACGAGCTGAGCCCCTACGTCTACGACGGCAGCATGACGCTCGCCGATCGTGAGAAGATGCAGCAGGCCCGCGAAGCCTTCGAGAAGCTGGCCGACGCTCTGCGGGAAATCGCCGCCAAGCTGGCCGAGGCCCTGAAGCCGGTCATCAACGCCGTGCTCTCTGCCCTCAAAAAGCTCTGGAAGGTATCGGCCAAGGCCATCGGAGTGCCGCCGAAGTGGCTGCACCTCGCAGCTCACGCAAAGAAAGCCAGAACCCGGAAGAAGTACCGCAACCGCATCCGGCGCTATGTTTTCGAGGCTCTGGCTGCGGAAGGAGGTGGAGGCCCATGACAGCCAAGTGCGTCGGCTGCGGGCTCGACTGGAACGTCAGCATCTACCAGAAGATCCCCCGCACCGGCTACATCTGCCCGCACTGTGAGAGCCGGCTCCGCGCCGGCGAGACCCTGCCAAACATACAGGCCAGCCAGAAGGCTCGGCCGCAGAGAACGAAAGGAGCAACCCTATGAAAAAAATCGCACTCAAGAACGCCGCCCGCGGCACGGCCTTCGACTATGCCGGACAGAGCTGGATCCTGCTGGAGAATGATGACGGCCGCGCCCTCTGCCTGAGCAAGGACATCATCGAGACCCGAGCCTTTGACGAGGGCAACTGCAACAACTTCGCCGTCGCCAGCAGCAAGGAATACCTCAACGGCGCCTACCTCGACAACCTGCTCGAGGACGTGAACGGCCCCAACGCCTTCCTGACCACGGAGCTCGACCTGACCACCGACGACGGCCTGAAGGACTACGGCACCTGCACCGTCACCATCTTCCTGCTGACGGTCGACCAGTACCGGCGCAACCGCGACGTCATCCCCAACGCAGACGACTGGTGGTGGCTGTCCACCGCCTTCAGCACGAAGTCTAACGGCTACGAGTCGCTCGCCCGCTGCGTCATCGCCGATGGCACTCTGAACAGGAGCTACGCCTACGACGGCTACAACGGCCTGCGCCCCGCTTGTTATCTGGACTCCGATCTCCTGATCTCCATCGAGGACGACGAAGCCACCGACGACGTCACGCCGGAGCACGCCGGCGAGATCATCGCGGCGCTGGCCGAGCAGTTCGGCGGCACCTTCGCCACCGAGGATCAACTGACCACGGCCCTCTCGTTTATGCTCGGCACCCTGAGAGCTACCCGCGAGAAGGAGGCCCGGCATGAGTAACCTCTCCACCCTGCTCGACCGCTACAAGGCCCTCGTCGTGTTTGATACCGAGACCAGCGGCCTCGACTTCGACAACGACCAGATCATCGAGCTCGCCGCCCTGCGCGTGGAGCGCACGGCTACCGGCGGCATACGGATCGCCGGCAAGATGGACACCTTCATCAAGCTGCCCGAGGGCGAGACCCTCCCGGAGAACATCGTCAGCCTGACCGGCATCACCGACGAGCGGCTCCAGACCGAGGGCGTGCAGCCGGTCAAGGCAGCCGGCCAGATCGCCAAGCTCATGCAGAACGGCCCGACGCTGATGATCGCCCACAATGCACAGTTTGACGCCTGTTTTCTCCGTGGCCTACTCCGCGGCCAGAAGGTCGGCCGGATCGACTGGCTGGACAGCCTGACGGTCTACAAAGACCGCAGGGCCTACCCGCACAAGCTCGCCAACGCGATCATCGCCTACGACCTCACCGGCAAGGTGCAGAACAGCCATCGCGCCATCGACGACGTGCTGGCCCTGTTCGAGGTGCTGAAGGCGATGGACGACGAGCGCGAGGATCTCGGCAGCTACGTCAACCTGTTCGGCTACAACCCCAAGTACGGCGTCAGCGGCCGCCGGATCGTGGGCGTCAGATATGAGCCGCAGAGCTTCAGCAAGGGCCTGACTCGCCCGGAGCAGACGCTCCCGGCCCGCGTGGCGCGGAGGTGACAGCATGAGCCCGGAGATCACGATCACGAGCGAGGAGCTGCGCGAGCGCGTCGAGGATCACCTTGACCGCTGGATCCCTGACGACGTCTGGAACCGTGCCGAGCCCTGCGCCCGCCACAAAAACGAAGTAAACCGGCAGCGGCACCCCGAGATCGACTACTACGACAACAACTACCTCGTGCTGCTGACCGCTGACACCGTCCGAGAGACCGAGTTCAGCGACCTCACTCACGCCCTCTGTGATCTGACCGTCGCACGGGCTCAGTGAAAGGAGAAACCAATGGAAACCACAAAAGAAAGGGCCGCCCGTTGCGACCGGGCGACCCATGCGAGAAGATCCAGCAGCCTGCCAGCATACGGATCCCGCACCGCAAGTATAACACGCCGGCGCCGCCGTGCCAAGAGGAAAGCCCTGAGAGCTGCCACGCTGGCCGCTGCCGTCCTTCTGCTGGGCGGCATCTCTGTGGCAATCTTCACCACCCCGGCCGGCAGCAAGCAGGAGACCAACATCCTGCCGCCGACCACCACCGTCGGCACATACATCCCGGACACCCCCGCCCCGGCCGCTGAGACCGTGGAGCCGGCCGAGCCCGCCGTGCGCTACCCTCTGACCGACGCCGAGCGCGACGTCGTCGAGCGCGTGGTCATGGCCGAGGCAGGCGGGGAGTCCTTCGAGGGCCAGATGCTCGTCGCTCAGTGCATCCTCAACGCAGCCGAGAAGCGCGGCGTCGATCCCTCTGAGGCCGTCGTCCTTTACAGCTACACCAAGAACCGGCCGGATCCCACACAGCGCGTCAAGGACGCCGTCGCGGCCGTGTTCGACCGAGGCGAGACCGTCGTGGACGAGCCGATCCTCTACTTCTACAACCCCGCCCTCGTGACCAGCGACTTCCACGAGAGTCAGATCTTCGTCATCGAGGAAGGCGGGCACCGTTTCTTTGCAGAAAGGAGTACCAGATGAAACACATCACCGAAATGAAGCCGGGCGAGACCCTGCACCTCCGCAGCGGCCGCGACCTCGAGCTCGAGAGCGTCACCCCTGTCACCTGCGGCGTGATGCTCACCTTCAACGTCACCGAAAGAAAGGAGCACAACAATGAGCGATAAGACCACCGCGGCCATCGCTGCCGAGCAGGCAGACACAGAGGCCACCACCACGCAGGAGGCCGAGCTGCTGCCTGCTGCCACGCTGGACGAGCTGGAGCAGGTCGACCTCGGCACCGTCGCAGAGGGCGAGCGCGCCCCGTTCCGCATCACCGACGACCGCTGTGCCGACTGGGCCATCCGCAAGATCGCAGACGAGCGCAGCGAGTACGACCGTCTGAAGGCTCTGGCCGACGAGCAGATCGCGGCCATCAACGAGAAAGTCGCCGCCGCCCGCAAGCGCATGGAGAACGGCACCTCGTACCTCACGAGCTGTCTGGCCGACTTCTTCGCCACCGTCCCCCACAAGGAGACCAAGACGACGGAGAAGTACCGCCTCCTCTCTGGCACCCTGACCTTCAAGAAGGGCACAACCAAGACCAAGCTCGACGAGACCAAGCTGGTGCCGTGGCTCAAGGCCAACGGCTACGGCGAGCTCGTAAAGGTCGAGGAGTCGACCCGCTGGGCCGATCTGAAGAAGCTGCTCAGCTACACCGGCGACATCGCAACCCTGACCGAGACCGGCGAGATCGTGGAGGGCGTCACCGTCTACGAGACCCCGGGCATCTTCACGGTCGACGTGTAAGGAGGCACCGATATGGCAGAAACCAAGAAAACCGAGGCGGCCGCTGCTGCGGCCCCTCCTGAAGCCGCCTGCCCGACGCTCCGGCAGAAGCTCGTCGAAATGCGGAAAGCCTGCCCGGAGATCGTCAAGAAGCAGCACAGCGACGGCGTCAGCTACAAGTACGCCAAGATCTACGACGTGTGGGAGAAGATCACCCCCATAATGAACGAGCTCGGCGTCGACTTCGACGTCATCAGCGAGCAGGCCACGCGCCACGCCGAGAACGGCGACCCGGTCTACTGGATCACCATGCAGACCAAGACCCGCAACGGCGACAAGCTCATGTTCCTCTACGAGGCCGACCTGACGATCCGCTGGCTGAACCTCGACAACGACGACGAGACCATCGAGGCCACCGTCCACGCCGTCGGCTGGAACGATGACCCCGCCAAGGCCAAGGGCGCGGCCCACACCTACGCCCTGAAATACTACCTTTTCGAGAAGTTCACCGTCGACCAAGGCGAGGACGACCCCGACAACAGTGACTTCGGCGCGCAGGGCAAAGGATCCGGCGCTGGAGGCCGCCAGCAGGCCACACAGGGCCGTCAGGGGCAGAGCTCCGGCCGTCTGAGCGACGCGCAGCTCGCGCGCCTCTACAAGAAGGCAGAGGCCGCAGGAATGACCAAGGAGCGCACCAACGCCCGGATCGTGGAGAAGTACAAAAAGCAGGATCCGGCCACCCTGACCCGCCAAGAGTACGACGAGATCTGCACGTCCCTCGACAACGCGGCCGCACAGCATAACCAGCAAGGAGGAAACGCCTAATGTATAACCACACCGGCCTCCAAGGCCGTCTAACCGCTGACCCTGAGCTCAGGTACACGCAGCAGGGCACGGCGATCACCAGCTTCACACTCGCCAGCGACACCGGCCGCAAGACCAAGGACGGCAAGAAGATCACCAACTTCATCGAGTGCGTCGCATGGCGCGCACAGGCCGAGTTCGTCTGCAAGTACCTGAGCAAGGGCCGCCTCGTCCTCGTCGAGGGCGAGCTCACGAGCCGCAACTACGAGGACAAGGACGGAAACCGCCGCAAAGCCGTCGAGATCACGGTCGACTCCGTCCACTTCTGCGACAGCAAGAAGGACGGCGGCCAGAGCTCTGGCAGCGACTTCGCCGATCCGGGCTACTCTGAGGGCTCCGGCGACTTCACGGAGATCGAGGACAATGGCGACCTTCCATTTTAACCTGACCGCCGGACGACCGGCAGACGACCAAAAGCAGGCCACAAACAAACGACCACAGAAAGGAGGTGACGACCGTGGCATGGCTGCAAGTGCATCAGACACTCAAGGATCACCGCAAACTGTTCGACGCTGCTGACCAGCTCGAAGTCGAGCCGCCGCATATGATGGGGCTGCTCGTCTCGTTCTGGCTGTGGGCCCTCGACAACGCCCCGACCGGCAGCCTCGTCGACATCACGCCGCGCATGATCTCGCGGGCCGCTCAGTGGGACGGAGACCCCGAAAAGCTGGCGAAAACGCTGATCCGGGCGGGCTGGATCGACGAAAAAGAGGACGGGACGCTCGAGATCCACGACTGGTACGAGTACGCCGGCAAGCTGATCGACCAGCGGCAAGCCGAGAAAGAGCGCTCCCGCAGTCGCCGGGCCGCTGCTGCGGCGTCTGCCGACGCCTCGCCGGACGACCCAACGCCGACCGCCGGACGACCGGCAAGCAGCCGCAAGAAAGCCGGAGGCAGAGTAGACCAGAGTAGAGAAGATAAGACAAGAGAAGGTAATACACCCCCTTCCCCCTCTGACGAGGGGAGTGACGGCGGCACGAAGTCGCTCGTCGAGGCCAGATTTCTCGAGTTCTGGAAAGCCTACCCGAAAAAGACCGGCAAGCAGTACGCTCTGAAGGCGTGGAACAAGATCAAGCCCACCGCTGAGCTCCACGAGAGGATCATGCAGGCGGTCGACGCTCAGAAGCGGAGCGACCAGTGGCGCCGGGAGAACGGGCGCTACATACCGAACCCGAGCACATGGCTCAACGGCGGCTACTGGGACAATGAGGAGGTGAACGAAGGTGCAGAAAATCAGCGAGATCCTGAACAGCCCGACAGCTCCGGCCGAGACTGGGGCAAGGGCTTCAAGCCGGCCGACGACGAGTGACCCCGGTAACTGGATCTGGAGCAACGACGAGCGCCTCGCCGGCCGCCCCGGAGTCCCTGAGCCCGTCCCCTGCGAGTTCTGCGGCGCCATGAGATACCACAAAGGCATCCAACTCGGCGACCGCATCCTCTGGCCTCCATACGGAGCCGAGCGATGCACCTGCCCCGAGGCCGTGGCTGCCTATGAGAAGGCGAAGGCAGAGCGCGAAGCTGCTGAGGCCGCAGCCGCCAAGGCTGAGGAGGAGAAGAAAATGCGGGATCGCATCAAGCGCATCGTCGGCGAGTCAGGCATGGGCGACCGTTTCCTGCGGCGCACCTTCTCCACCTTCCAGCTCACCGACGACAACAAGCGAGCAGCGGCAGCCGCCCGGCGCTATGCCGAAGGCTTCGACGCCATGCTGCCGCAGCCCGGTCGTCAGGAACCCGGCCGCAACGGCCTGTTTATCGCGGGCCCGCCGGGCACCGGCAAGACCCACCTCGCCGCTGCCATCGCCAACCACCTGATCGCGCAAGGCAAGCCGGTCATCTGCATGACGATGATCGACCTGCTGGAGCGCATCAAGCGCACCTACTCCACGACCGGCGGCAGCGAGAGCGACGTCCTGAAGATCTACAAGACCGTCCCACTCCTCGTGATCGACGACATCGGCAAGGAGCCGCCGACCGAGTGGGCGATCTCCACGGTCTACAACATCATCAACGGCCGCTATGAGGCATACCTGCCGACCATAGTGACCACCAACTACGACACCGAGGCCCTGATCGACCGCATGACGCCGCGAGAAAGCCACGACAGCATGACGGCCCGGGCCACCATCGACCGGCTCATGGAAATGTGCAGAGGCATCACCCTCACCGGCCAGAGCTGGCGCTCACGATAGGAGGAACAACATGAAAAAGGTTTACATCTGCTCCCCGTGCCGCGGGGACTACGAGAACAACATCCAGCGCGCCAAGGAGTACAGCCGCGCGGCTGTGGAGAAGGGCGTCATCCCCGTCACCCCGCATATCTATCTCACGCAGTTCATGGACGACAACGTCCCCGAGGAGCGTGAGCTGGCCCTGAAGATCGGCAGCGAGCTGGTGCTCGGCTGCTCCGAGCTGTGGGCCTTCGGCATCGACCACCCTTCGGCCGGCATGGCCGCGGAGATCGAGCTCGCCAAGGCGCACGGCATCCCCGTCCGCAACGGCTTCGAGGCCATCAGCGAGCTGAAGCCTGACGAGGAGCCCGAAAGCGGCGAGGAGGACGATCCCAACATCGGCAGCGTGACGATCCACCTGCCTGCCCGCGGCGGCTCCATCCACGTCCACCTCGACGGTGCCACCATCCTCACGCTCGCCGACCGCCTGATCTCTGATCCGGGCGTCCACATCGAGATCGGAGGCTGAACGCCGTGACGAAGTACGACCCGAGAAAGAACGCGGAGGGCTACAACGACCCGACGCCCTACGCAGCCGAAAAACACATGATGGCGCAGATCCGCGGCAAGCAGGCCAGAGTCGCCGGCGGCTACTTCGAGAATATCATCTCGGCCTCGTGCGACTACTACCTCAGCCGCGGCCTCGCAAAGATTGAAAAGACGCCGGAGCCCATGAAGCCCCTCGGCGCCAAGAACCGCAAGGGCCAGTTCCTCGCCTGCTATACCAAGCAGGCCCAACCGGACTATGGCGGCACCCTGAAGGGCGGCCGGAGCATCTACTTCGAGGCCAAGCACACCGACGACGAGCGCATCGAGCAGCGCCGGCTCACTCAAGAGCAACAGGACGACCTCGAGGCCCATCACAAGCTCGGCGCCATCGCCTTCGTGCTCGTCTCCGTGAGCCTGACGGACTTCTACCGCGTACCGTGGCCCGTCTGGCGCGATATGGCCGAGATCTACGGCCGCAAGTACATGACGCACGCAGAGCTCTCCCGCTACGAAGTACCGGCGACGGCCGGCTTCATCAAGTTCCTGCACGGCATCGAGTCGGAAACGCTCGGAAAGGAGGACGCCCATGATCCCACTCCCTGACAAGAAGTACAGCATCATCTACGCCGATCCTCCGTGGAGCTATCAGAACCGCGGCACCAGAGCGGCAGCCTCCAAGCACTACGACACCATGACCATCGAGGACATCAAGCGCATGGGCGTCGGAGCTGCGGGGGGGTATTGCTAACGAGGATTGCGTGCTTTTCATGTGGGCGACCTTCCCCATGCTCCGCGAGGCCCTCGACGTGATCGAGGCGTGGGGCTTCAGCTACAAGACCGTCGCCTTCAACTGGGTAAAGCAGAACAGAAACGGCACCGGCATCTTCATGGGGCTCGGAAACTGGACGCGCAGCAACTCAGAGATCTGCCTGCTGGCGACCAAGGGCAAGCCGAAGCGCATCAGCGGCAGCGTCCGCAGCATCGTCCTCTCCCCGCTCCAGCAGCACAGCAGAAAGCCGGCCGAAATCCGCGACAGGATCGTCGAGCTGATGGGAGACCTGCCCCGTATCGAGCTTTTTGCCCGAGAGGCTGCCCCGGGATGGGACGTGTGGGGCAACGAAGCGCCGACGCCTGAAGTCAAGGACGCGCCAGTCGACAGCGTCGAGCTGGCCGGAAAGGAGGAAACACATGAACCGGACAACCAAAGAGACCCGGCGCCGCAGCTATGACGCCGTACTCCCCAAGCGGGCCGCCCGCTGCCGCCTGATCCTCGAGACCCTCGGCAACCGTGAGCTCACGGCCAGCGAGATCACCGAGGAGCTCGTCGCAGCCGGCCGGATCCCGTACTTCAACCGCAACTACGTCGCCCCGCGGCTCACAGAGCTGAAGGAGATCGGGATCCTCACGACGGTCGGCCGCCGTAAGGCCACCCGCTCGGACGCCACCGAGGCCGTGTGGGCCAGAGCGGAGCTTTCAGGCCCCACGGGCCAGACGGCCGCAGCCTACGCAGACAACCCGACCGAGGCCGAGCAGATGACGCTCGGATCGGCCACCTGAGAGGAGGGCCAGCATGGAACGTCTGACCCACGAGAGAGTCAACGGCATCAAGACGGGCTACTGGAGCGCAGCCACCAAGGAGGTGCTCGTCCAGAAGCTCGCCGCCTACGAGAACACGGGCTACGAGCCCGACGAGATCCGCACAGCCATTGAACAGGCTGCCAAGAGCAGCGAAACCAAAACCGCGACAGTCATGGCCGAGTGTATTGCGGGCGCCCTGAAGGACACGCTCGAGAAGTACGGAACGGCCGGAGACAAAGAGAAAGGAGCAACCACATGAACGAACAGAACCAGCGCGACAGCATCATGTCGATGGCTCGCGGCGCCTTCGAGGAGCGCGTCGACTATGAGATGGACAAGGTGATCCAGAACATCCTCGACCCCAACACGAAGGCCACGGCCAAGCGCAAGATCACCCTCACCATCGAGCTGACCCCGGACGACGAGCGCCGCACCATCGGCGTCTCAGTGACGGCCAAGTCTACGCTCGCAGCCACCAACCCCGTCGCCACGGCCCTCTATGTCACCTCTGACGGCAACGGCGAGCTCGTCGTCGCCGAGATGGTGCCGCAGGTGCCCGGCCAAATGAACATGGACGGCACGCAGCAGGAGGCCCCGAAGCTCCTGAAGCTCGTCCAGCACGGATAAACACCCACAACACAGAACAAGGAGGACAACACAATGCTCGCAAAAATGATCGACAAAATCGTCAGCCTGAAGGAGACCAAGATCTTCGAGATTAACGGCCAGACCTACGCCGACGCATCACTCACCCGCATCCCGCCGCACGTCGACCGCCCTGACTGCATCAGCGTCAGCGGACTCGATAGCATCTGCAAGCTGATC